CAAGAGGCAGATGACTTGCTTCGAATCTGGCAGCAAGAGTGCGTTATGCAAGGTGAAGATTACGTTATTTGTAGCATTGATAAAGATCTTCGTTGCATGCCAGGTCGACATTACCTGATGCATAAGAATGAGTTTCTAACTGTTACTGAGATGGAGGCTACACGTTTCTACTATGAGCAGCTTCTGCAAGGTGATCCTACAGATAACATCAAAGGGATTCCAAAGATTGGCCCAAAGAAAGCAAAGGCATACTTAGCTGATTTCAATACAGAACCGATGTTTCAGTACACAGTAACAGAGGCGTATCAGAGCTACTTTGGAAACACATGGGAAGAAGAACTGATCTTCAACGGTAAGCTGATTTACCTTAAGAAGACAATGAATGACGAGTTTAGTCTGGTCGGTTGGAACGTTTGTCCGTATACACCTTACGTGCCAGCTCCTGAGATTTCCGAAGACTTCTTGAAGGAGCCTCCTACGGAGAATGTGGTAAAGAAAGTCACTCCATGGGAACAGTTGCTTGGACATGACAATCTCACCCATCAGCTTGAAATTGCAAATGACAAACTGGAGATTGAGCTAGGCCTCAAGCCTCGTCCAGTAGAACCGCCCTTAATGTTCGACTTCCTCAAAGAGAAAATAGCAAAGGAAGCCGAGATAAATCCCAAGACGGGAAAGCCAAAATTTTCGTTAGGCTAGGACAGTCCGGTGGCCCTAGGGGTCACTGGCCCCTCAGCTACCCCGAAAGTTTCAGTTATACGAATAGCCGCCTTTGCCAGTTTCGGCTTAGTGCGGCCAAAAACCGCTAGTTTCCGCAACCGCGCATATCAGAGTGAGAAAATACGATGAGAGCTGTTAGCAAGAAAGTCATGAAGAGTATTCAGATTGTACCCTTCGTCGAAAAGGCAAATGAACTTTATAGCAAGATAATGGAGAACACTCCAAAGATGGTAGATCTTGTCTGGAAGATTAACAAGAGGTTTCCTGGCAAGTTTTCCACTCCTTCCCTAACTGGTCCGCGTTATACAGCATACCTTTCGCTGTATGGTCTCGAGGGGTTCAAATGTGAGGAACTTACAGAAGTCTTGGAATTCCTTATTAGTCTAGACCCAAAGGGGACCAGCTCTAACGAGTATCCAGGCTCCTTCAATATAGACTATCACTTTGATTTTGAGTATCTGAAACTCTCAGTCTTTGCGCATGTGAAGCAGGATTCTCAAAACTGCAGACGAGTGGTTGTCGGTGAGGAGACGATCACTCAGTATAAGTATGAGTTAGTGTGTGATTGATGGAAACAAACGCCATCAAATTAGCGCTTCTCGTGCTTATTATCAGTGCCTTCTATCACGCTATTTTTGATAAAGAGGAGGGCTGCTTCCTCTTAGATTTTGTAATGGGCGCAATCAAGGGCGCTGCATGGGTGGCAGTTGTAGGTGCTGTAATATGGGCAATTCTCTTTATAATCTCAGCCTAAGGGGTGAATCAAGTGATCAAGATCGTTGTGGATGGTTCCGTAGTAAAAGATTCAAAAGTATGGAAGTTCCCTGGCGGTGAAATGGGTGTTAATATCGGGACTGTTCCAAAGCAATGTAATGAGGTCGTCATAGAGGCTTTTCTAAAGAATTCTGACGACGTAATGACACTGCTGATGATGTCAGATGCCTTTCAGCGTACTGTTGATTGCACTAAGTTCAGTTTGATTCTGCCATACTTTCCGTATGCAAGGCAAGATCGTGTTTGCAATCAAGGCGAGTCCTTAAGCGTTTCCGTATTTGCCAAACTGATCAACAGCATGCACTTCAACGATGTCATAGTGGACGATCCACATTCGCCAATGGTTCTGAAGTATCTGCACAATGCTATTGCAGTGCCACAGCATGAACTCATGTGGCAGCACAGAGATGTTCGTGACTTCATTAACACGAATAGTCCTGTTATGGTTGCACCTGACAAAGGGGCGGCTGCAAAGGTCTACTCACACTTCGCGAGGCATTCAAAGCTCAATTCGTGTGTCATTCAGCTGGATAAGCTTCGGGACTTAAAGACAGGAGAGGTTATTGGACTCACTGTCGATAATGTCTTCAACAGTAGTGTACAAGGTCAGCACTTGTTGATCGTAGATGATATCTGTGATGGCGGCAGGACGTTCATAGAGGCAGCTAAACTGCTTCAACGGGAGTTCAAGCCTGCGTCAATCTCTCTGTATGTATCGCATGGTATCTTCAGCAAAGGTCTGGAGGTATTGCACGATGCAGGGATTCAAAATGTCTGGTGTACTAACAGCTTCCTGGAGAGACAATGATTTACATAGCAGCACCTTACTACAGTCCATATCCTGTCGTAATTGAGACTCGAATGTTTGCCGTATACGCATATGCAGCAAAGCTAATGCAAGTTGGTAAACACTGTATCACTCCGATGTTCTTTCATCCAGTCGTGAAGCTTCATGAGTTGCCTAACGACTTTGCATTCTGGGGTGATCTTTCGCTGGATCTCTTGAAGCGGTGCGATGAAATGCATCTACTCAAGCTGGAGGGTTGGTCTGTATCAAGAGGTGTGAAAGAAGAATTAGACTTTTGCCATAAGAATGGTATAAAGGTTTCATATGTGGAGTAGTGAGCTGCCAATATTAAAGTGCTCACAAAACTTTCTGTTAAGAAAGGTATCAAAATGTTTAAAGTAAAAGCAATAAACGCCATAGACTTCTACAAGTCGGGCCACATCTTTCAGTACCCTAAGGGTACGACGGGTGTATACTCCAACTTCACGCCAAGAAGTGACAAACACATGAACGTGGAACGGAGCATGTATGACGGGAAGTTCGTGTTTTATGGCCTCGAGATGCTGATTATCTACTATCTCATCGAGATGTTCAATGATACGTTCTTCAATATGCCAGCTGAGGAGGTTGTTCCGGCGTACAAGAACAGAATGGACACATCGCTGTTCTGTGATTTCAAAGTTGAACACATAGCTGCTTTGCACAAGCTTGGCTATATTCCGCTGAGAATCAAGGCGCTGCCGGAGGGTGTTAAAGTGAATCCAGGAATTCCTGTGTTTACGATTAGGGAGACTATTTCGTCTTTCTACTGGCTCACGAACTATGTCGAGTCGGCTCTATCTTCGGAGCTGTGGAAAAAGATGTTGAATGCCACGATAGCGAATCACTATCGTCAGATTTTCAAGACGTTCGCAATACGCACAGGAGCACCGCTGGACTTTGTGGATTGGCAAGGGCATGACTTCTCGATGCGTGGCATGTCGGGTATTGTGGATGCGGCAATGACTGGCACTGCGCACTTGACCTCGTTCTACGGAACGGATACAGTGACAGCTCTCGACGCAATTGAGTACTTCTACAATGCGAAGGGACTGCTTGGTGGAAGTGTACCTGCAACTGAGCACTCAGTAATGTGCTTGGGTGAAGAGGCCGGTGAACGCGAGACTATCAAGCGTCTTATTACCGAAGTGTATCCATCAGGTATCGTGTCAATCGTCTCTGATACATGGGACTTCTGGAGTGTGATTGCAGTAACAGCGCCATCACTGAAAGAAGAGATCATGGCTCGCGACGGAAAGGTTGTGTTCAGGCCTGACTCTGGTGACCCTGTGAAGATCATCTGCGGTGATCCAAAAGCACCTGTAGGGAGCAATGAGTGGAAAGGCGCTGTACGGATTCTTGCAGAGCGTTTCGGAACCACTATGACCGAAGCTGGTTATATGGTTCTGGACAAGCACGTCGGTCTTATTTACGGAGATTCTATTACTCCTAGACGTGCCTATCAGATCCTCTCTAATCTTGAGGATATGGGCTATGCAAGCTGTAACTGTGTGTTCGGCATCGGTTCATACACATACAATTACAGCACTCGTGACAGTCTTGGTGCTGCTATCAAGTCCACGTCAGGCTCTGTAAACAATGTTCGCAGGGACATCTTTAAGAATCCAAAGACAGACGACGGCATAAAGAAGTCTGCCAAAGGGCTGTTAAGGGTGGAGCTGCTGAACGGTGAGTACGTGCTCTATGACAACCAGACGCCAGAGGAAGAGGCGCTTGGCGAGTTGAAGATTGTATTCGAGGATGGAAAGTTGCTTCGCAGGACACCATTCGAGGATATTCGTGCACGCTTAATGTAACAGACTCGCTACCGTGCCTTCGGGTGCGGTAGCAGTTGAAGGAGGACTATGGATGAGAGTGATAAGGAGAAACCAAAGTTTAAGCTACCTGATGACCTTGTTGGCTATACCCACAAGCCTCTTAATGTTGTTCCTGTGGTTACTCAGCGAGTTCGTAGCGTAGTTAGTCTGGAAGGTAAGGCCAATTCGCGTGTAGATGCAAGAGATTACAGAGGTAATGGGCACTGGGATTTCCCTGAAGATCTCGGCGGAAAAGGTTTCATTGGATTTATCTACGTTATCGTAGACAACAATGCTAATAAGATTTATTTAGGTAAGAAGAACTTTACTACTCTTAAGAAAGTAGAAGGGACTGTTCGCCGACAACAGACTGATATGAACTGGCGATGGTATATCTCGTCCAGCAAAGAATTGAGTGCATCAGTCAAGAACTTTGGCAAAGAAGGTTTTGAATTTATTGCCATTGAGCAGTATCACAGCAAGGGCACACTGAGCTACGCCGAATCATGGTCGCTATTACATGTAGAAGCGCCTTATCGACAAGACAAGTGGTATAATCTCTTGATCAACAAGGTGTCTTGGGCGGTCAAGGAGCCGATAACAGAACGCCATAAGCAGCGTCTAGCAAAGGCAATGCAAATGGTTGGTGCAGATAAACCAAGGAAGGAAATAACAGATGTTTAAGTTTATAGGTGTCCTCTTAGGATTAGTAGGTCTTAGCCTGCTGATTCAGGGCGCATTTGTAGCATTTGCAAAAGCAAATCCAGAGTCCTCTGATACTCTGCTGATGGGCATCTCATTGATGTTCTTAGCACAATTCTTTATGAGCATTTCTAATGGGAAAGATAGTAACGCACAACCAACCCTGCCTGAATCCAAACTGTAAGAGTTCAGACGGCAGACAAATCTATGAAGAAGGAACCTCATGGTGCTTTGTTTGTAGTACTTTCTTCAAAAAAGACCAAGACCCGAACGAACCCCACATTGCGCCAAAAGTTGAAGTCGTTCAGAGTAAAGAGTCTCGAGCAGCTGCGTTGGCAGAGGTCAAAACGTTTAAAGCGCGCGGCTTCCAAGAGAGAAATATCACAAAGCTAGTATGTGAGTTTTTCAATGTGAAGGTTAGCTACAAAGGTGACGGTGAGATTGATAAACACTATTACCCTTACGCTAATGAGACTGGCTATAAGTGCAGAACACTCCCGAAGACATTTACGTGGATTGGTGAGCCTGCAGTACACAGTCTCTTCGGTAAAGATCAATTTAATGGCGGCGGTAAGCGTCTGATCATTACTGAAGGCGAATTAGATGCACTCAGTGTTGCTCAGGCCACGTATTTAAAGTACGGCAAATTCTACCCTGTTGTTAGCGTATCATCTTCAGGGGCAGCAGAGAAGACACTCTTGGAAAATCGAGATTGGATTCGTAGCTTCAAAGAAGTTGTGTTATGTCTGGATAATGACGAAGCTGGTGAGAAGGCCACTCAGAAGGCTATTAAGATCATTGGTCCGGATAAAGTAAAGGTATGGAATCCTGGTGTACACAAGGACGCAAGTGATGTCTTTACAAAAGAAGGCTTTGAAAGGTTAAATCAGATAATCTGGGATTCAACATCATATTCACCAGCTGGTATAATCTCTAAAGAAGACATCTGGAAACAAATTAGCGAACGCAATTCAGTTCCTAGCGTACCCTACCCTGATTGTATGAAGGGTGTCAACGGTAAGATCAAAGGTATGCGTCCGGGTGAAATCGCCTTGTTTTGTAGTGGAACAGGTAGCGGTAAGTCGACCTTGCTACGTGAGATAATGCTGCATATTATCAAGACTACAAAGGCAAAGATTGGTATCATCTCGCTCGAAGAGTCACCTGGTGAGACTGGTATTAAGCTAGCTGCAATGGCTATTAGTCGGAACCCCTCAAATGAAGAGATATCTGATGATGATCTCAAGGTTGGTTTCGATGAAGTGTTCGGATCAGACCGTGTAGTAGTGCTTGATCACCAAGGCTCTATTTCAGACGATTCTGTGCTAGAGAAGCTTGAGTATATGGCTTTGCTTGGATGCGAGTACTTGTTCATTGATCACGTAACTATCTTAGTGTCAGAAGGTGCTGAAGGTAAAACAGGGAATGAGGCAATTGACCTTGTAATGAATCACCTGCTACGGCTTGTAAAGCGTCACCCTGTTTGGGTTGGTCTTGTAAGTCACCTGCGCAAAGTCTCGACCGGCGGTAAGTCCTTTGAGGAAGGTCGTATGCCTACGATGGATGATATCAGAGGCTCAGGCTCGATTAAACAAATCTCATTTGACATTCTGGCATTCTGTAGAAATATGACTGCAGCAGACGAGACTACACGAAATGCAATTGCAATGTCAGTTCTGAAATCAAGAACAATTGGTCTTACAGGGCCAGTACCTGGTGCTACTTATGACCATGTAACTGGAAGATTAACAGCCTCAGAATACATGGGAACAGAATCTTTTGATGATCTCTGAAATGCACGGCTTTAACACCGATAGAGAAAAATATCGGTTTATTGTAGATACAGAGCAGCAGAAAGTGCGACTGTTTAAGAAGGCAGGTGACAAGCTAGTGCCGCTGACAGTCTGGTCGTTTCAACAGCTCGTAAATGAAATGCTATCCATCGAGGATTGAATGATAAGCGAAAGAGAGAATGTCTACTAACATCTGTCCAGCATGTCTTAACAGATGGCATGAAGACATCGAAGAAGATACGGGGAAACCGTACACGTGCAGTACCTGTTATAATGGAACAATAACGCAGTTTGAGGAAGATAATGACTACAACAAAAAGAGGCTCAAAAAGTCCGCGCTCAAAAGGAAAAGATCAACAGACTCCGCCCACGAATGGTAAGATTGAGACTCCGTGGTCTTCTGTTGGGTACCTTACGTATAAGCGTACATATTCTCGGCAAGTGCTAGGTACAGATCGTACTGAGGAGTATGAAGAAACGACTGACAGAGAAATACGAGCGTGTGATGAGCAGCTTCACTGTGGTTTTACTAAGGAAGAAGAGAGACGCCTTAAGTATTACTCGATGAGCCTTAAAGGGAGTGTTGCAGGTAGATTTAAGTGGCAATTAGGGACGACGACTGTGGATCGCTTAGGTCTTGCAAGTCTTCAGAACTGTGCGTTCACAACTGTCAATCATCCGATTGTGCCATTTACTTGGTGCATGGATATGTTAGCACTAGGAGCAGGTGTTGGATACAATATCCAGAGACACAACGTTGAAAAGATACCAGCAGTCAGAGAGTGGTTCAAGGCACCAACAAGAGTTGACAACGGTGGGGCCGACTTTATTATCCCAGATAGCCGCGAAGGGTGGGTCAGATTCTTGGCAAAGACTCTTAAAGCTGCATTTCTATCAGAGCGAGCTGAAAAGGGTACGTTTACATATTCCACTCAAGTTGTACGAGGAAAAGGCACCCCAATTAAAGGCTTTGGAGGAGTCGCATCTGGCCCTGAGGATCTTGTATGGGGTATCGGAAAGATCTCCGAGATTTTAATTAAGCGTAGTGGTAAGAAGGTTCGCCCGATCGATTGTCTTGACATCATGAATATCATCGGCCATATTATCGTCGCCGGTAATGTCCGCAGGTCTGCCCAGATTGCGATTGGTGATCCGGATGACGTGGAGTTCCTTCTCGCAAAGACATGGTCTTTAGGTAACATTCCTTCATGGAGAGGGATGAGTAATAACTCAGTCGCATGTGATGATATCAGAGACTTGCACGATTACTTCTGGTCCACCTATGAGAACAAAGGTGAGCCATATGGTCTTATCAACATGCGCCTTTCGAAGAAGTGTGGCAGGCTAGGAGAGACGCAGTATCCTGATCCTCATATCGAAGGCTATAATCCGTGTGCTGAGCAGAGTTTGGAACCGTACGAAACGTGTTGTCTTGCAACAATCTTTCTGCCAAATATAGAGACAAAAGAAGAACTCTTAGATGTGGCAACGCTTCTGTATCGTGTGAATAAGCACTCACTGCAATTAAGGGCGCATCATCCTGAAACAGATGCGGTAGTGAAGAAGAATCAAAGAATGGGCATCTCATTGACAGGTGTCCTACAGGCTTCAAAGGAACAAATGTCATGGCTTGATGAGTGCTATGAGCACCTTCGTGACTACGATAAACGCTACAGTCAACTTCATGGATTTAATGTATCCATCAAACTGACTACAATACAGCCAAGTGGCACACTTTCGCTTCTTCCTGGAGTCGTTCCAGGAATCCATCCTGGCTATGCCCAATACATGTTCAGACGTATTCGGATTGCCAGTGATCATCACCTTGTAACAGTATGTAGAGAGCATGGTTATCCTGTAGAGTTTCAAAAGAATCTTGATGGCAGCGATGACTATAACACAGTTGTTGTAACATTCCCATTTGCGTATCCGGTGGGGACTACACTTGCTTCTGATGTGACAGCTATTGACCAGTTGAAAGCTGTTAAGCATATGCAAGAAGTCTGGTCAGATAATGCGGTTTCCTGTACAATCTATTACAAGAGGGAGGAACTACCGGAAATAAAAGAATACCTATCGAAGCATTATCGTAGTAACCATAAGACATTGTCCTTCCTTCAGCATTCTGAGCACGGCTTTGTGCAAGCGCCGTATGAGGAAGTGTCAAAGGAAAAGTATGATGACTTAGTAAAGGCTACCAGATTAATCTCGTCTATTTCGAATGCCGTCTTTGAGGCAGCAGATGAGTGCGCTGGAGGAGTTTGTCCTGTAAAATAAAGGAGTCTTAATGTTGCCCGAGCTTAAAGCAATTCTTGTATCGCTAAAAGAAGAAACTATAAAGAAGTGGACACATGAAGCTTGGACTATAAGGATGTTACAGGAAAGATAACTGTGAAAATGGCGGGTACTCTATCAAGGGTATCCGCCTATTAATTGGAGAGGTTATGCCAGATTGGTTACCAGGAGGTCTTAGGAATGACGCGAGTCATAGTAGGCAAGGATACGGTTGGTCTGGGGCCGAAAGAGGCTGTTTATTGCAGCTATATAGAGAGGGTTACTCTACTGCCATAATCGCTGCGCATCATGGTCGGACGGAGATGGCTATAACATGCCAGCTTGAAAATCTTTTAAAGGGAACTATTTTGAAGAAATATTGGATGGTACATTGCCTCGGAAAGAACCCAGGAACAGTACAACACCAGGACGTTAATAGCGCGATTGCAGAAGCAACACGACTCGCTGCAGCCAATCCTGGGATGATCTTTAACGTACTGGAGACGGTTCTGGCATTTCAGACAGAGCTGCCGAAAGTAGTGCAGATAGCGTTTGACTAATGAGTTACGACGAGATGTTAGTTAAGGACGCTGTAGTTCTATACGGCGAAATTCGAACCGCAATCTACATTTCAGGCGCATTTCCCTCGGAGTACACTGGCGCAGTCAAGGACGAATTCTATAAGGCGATTTTACAATGAAGGAAGTTTCGATTGCAATAAGCGGTGTGGTCATATCAGTTGCGTTAATGTTATGGGCGCTCTCAGTCAATAATGAGCGAAATAACAATGTATACCTCGAGTGTCTGAAGACGCAAGAGAAGATTGCAAACACGCTGGCCGCTAATAGAGAGAAAGAGAATACCTTTAGGACATACAGCATACCTGATTGCAAAAAGTCATAGGAGACTCAAATGGGTTTATGTTTACATGCAGGAGCGCAGCACAAGACAAGACAGCAAATCAAGGAGCTACCCCTAGGACTTCCTATGGGTCGGCATCATGTAATACGTCCATTCATCGATGACATACTCTTAATCGAGGAGTATCTAGGTAAGGAAGGTCTACAAGTCTGCGATGAGGCATTTGGAGTAACCTTCAATGAGGGCCTCCCTGCTAAGTTTTTCGGAGCAATGGAAATAAACTCGATGAACAAAGAGTTCGCCCTGGCTGTCGGTATCCGTGGAAGCTACGACCAGTCCCTGCCGAGGGGTTTAGCCGTTGGTTCGCGAGTATTTGTATGTGACAACTTAGCGTTCTCGAGCGATATCGTGCTTACGACACGTCAGACCACATATATCAATGATCGTATGCCCTTTATGCTACGAGAGGCGATCTCAGAGATACCCTTGCTGGCACATCGTCAAGAGAAAGATTACGCAAACTACAAGGGCATTTGCATTACACCGCGTGATGGTGATACGCTGCTCCTACAGTGTCTGCGAAAGGAAGTCATAAATACACAACAGTTTGCAAGAGCACTCGCCTCATGGGACACCATGCCTGGCAATAGCACAGTATGGGATTTGTATAACGTAGTCACAGCCGCGATCAAGCCGCCTGCGGATAAGCCGAACATCCTGAACGCATGGACACGCGGTATTGGTCTAACCGATATCATCAATAAGGCATGTCTATGAAAAAGTTCTGGGTGATATACCATAATGGCAAGGTCGTTGATCAGATATGGGACTTAGCGGTTGTCAGGGCTAATGCGAGAAGGTTGGCGCATGATTATCCAAAGAGCAGCGTATTTATCCTAGAAGCCACTTCAGTATTCGTAACCTCGGTAACGGATGCTGTAGAGGAGCGCATAGATGTGTGATCTTACACTGATGCAAAAGAGTGCAATAAGATGTGCCTACCTGGATCTAAAAGGTCTTCATGAATGCCTAACAAAAGGTCTTACGGTCCATGAACATATCGAGGTAGATACGATTGAGATCACACTCGCAGAAATAGAAGCTGCATTCTCGGAAATAATTTCTAGCGCCGTGGAGACAGATAATGAAGGATCATAGATCTGCGGCAGTTCCTAAGTCTACGGTGATGATAACGGCTGCTACAATCCGCTGCTGGCTATCAGCTGGCATTCGGTTAAAGATAGTGGGTAATCGAGTATTTGTGTATGGTCCGTAAGTACTATATAGAGGCATTCCGAAAAGATGACACGCCAATCTTAGGCAACTTAGATGGGCAAGGCGTCATTTATGCGACTTTGTATAGGCGTACGGAGCAATACAAGGCACTCTTCAATCGGATAGGTCGCATGAGGTATGTTGGTTATTACCTGATCATTGATGCGATCACAAACAAATCTGTAGAAAGGATTGATTGTAATTATGATGCAAGTACCTGAGCATAGCTGGAGTAACGACGAGGATCTTCCGATTCATAAGCGTGATGGATACATGGAGCGAGTGATGGAGGCAGCCGACATGAGACGTAAAGAGTTGCGTGAAGAAGGCGCTAGCTGCAACAATTGCGCGCAATGTAAAGACAACCCTGGACATCATTGCCATATGTTTCAAAAGCGTCCTGAACACAATGTATGCTATCATTGGGCGCGTACAAATGGTAACTAAAGAAGAGTTAGCCGCAATGAATGGTATTGGATACTTGTACCACATTCATCTGAAAGACTCAGGAGGGGCACCAAGACTGATCCGCCTCAATGGTAAGCTAAAAACTTGGAAGACACGTCCTGAGCAATTCAGACAGCCTGTCAAGGAGGGGTTGTATAACGGTTTCTATATCACGGAAGATAATGCGGAGTATTGGGTAAAATGACGATTTCAATAGCTGGTTTCAAACAGCCAATGTTTGCGCCAAGAGAGAATCCTCTGAAGTACCTGCCATTCTTCGAGAAGCTACAATATCCATTGCTTGTCAGTCCAAAGGTGGATGGTATTCGCTGTGTAGTAAAGAATGTGGAGAGCTTTTCGTACTGTGGCGGTCTGGAAGAGACCTCTATGGGCTTCAAGAATCAATGTATGAGTAGGACGCTTATAGCTCTTCCGAGTCGTCAAGTGCAAGAATTATTCAGTGGATTTGCAGAGCTAGATGGTGAGTTGACAGTCGGTAATGAGACCGACTTTGAGGTCTGTAATCGTACACAATCATTTGTGATGTCTGATGAAAAATACGCGGATGACATCTCCTTTAGGGTGTTTGATTGTGCTGATGTGAATCTTTGTAATGAA